CCTGCACCTAAGAAAAAAGCAGGTGGCGGAAGACCTAAGTCTGGCGGCGGTAAGACTAACTTAAAATAATATGGCTAATTGGTTAATTTATTCAAAGGACCATTGTCCTTATTGTGACAAAGCAAAGTTTGCTTTAAAAGACGAAGATAATGTAGAGGTGAAAAACATTTCTGAGAACATTGACTGGTTCACTGAACTCAGAGAGAAGAACCCTGCAGCAAGAACTATGCCGCAGATTTATAGAGACGATCAATTGATCGGCGGATATGACCAACTAAAAACTTTTTTGGAATTGAATGAATCATTATGAAATTAAATGTGATAGGCGATCCTGAGGCGTCAAACCCTCAGGTTGAGTCTAATGAGTTAGACAGAAACGCAATGGGCGGCACTGAACTTATGAAGTACGCCCTTAATAAAAAAATTGATCCTGCAATACTGGACAAGTTTCAGATTATTCCTAGTAGATTTAGAGGAACCGTTAAAGGCAAGATTCCGATCTATTGGGTTCACGATCTAGCACAGGATCCAGAAATGAGTCATCTAAAAGATGGCGGGTGGAAAAAGTTTGAAAAGATTGTTTGTGTGTCGCATTGGCAGAAACAACAAATAGTAGACTTTCTAGGAGTCCCTCCAAGTAAGATGGTCGTGCTTCAAAATGCAATTGAACCTATTGCTGAGCACACTAAACCAGATCCTAAAGAATGTGTTAACTTAATTTATCATACCACGCCACATAGAGGATTAGAGCTTTTGTATCCTATTATGGAATGGGTGGAACAACACTTCTCGCACATCAACTGGCACTTAGATGTTTATAGTTCGTTTGGAATCTATGGATGGAAAGAACGAGACAAGCCTTTTGAAGAGCTATTCAAAAAATAAAGAAACATCCTAACATGACATATCACGGTCATGTTGAAAATAAAGAAATTCATAAAGCGTTACAGAAGGCACACATCTTCTGTCTACCTAGCGTATGGCCAGAGACAAGCTGTATTGCTATGTTAGAAGCTATGAGCGCAGGTTGTATTTGTGTTCATAGTAGTTTAGCTGCATTACCAGAAACGACAGCTAATTGGACTCTCCAGTACGACTACACTGAAGATATGAACGAGCATGCCACTAGATGTGCTCTAACTCTAGGAGACGCTTTACAACTAGTCACTGATCCAGTAATGGATGAAAGACTCAATATGCAGAAAGCATATATTAATGGTTTTTACAATTGGGAAGTGAGAGCAAAGCAGTGGGCTGTTTTGTTAAACAATATCATCAACAGTAAGGAAACAACTGATGTCTCAGAGGGAACAGATAGCTAAATCTATCTCTATAGAAAATCATTTAAAACTTCAGATAGCAGAATTAGAGAAAGCAAAGTATGGCGCTCTAATTAAAAATGAAGAATTAAGAAAAGAGATTTTACAACTAAAATCTGAAAATAAAAATCTTACTCAGCTTCTCCAAAACTCTCGCGCAGAGTAAGAAACTGAAGTAAGTATTGGTTACGCTCCTTAGTGTTCTTAATGAACACTTGGGGCTCTACCTCTCCATCGACCCCAATGATTGTAACTAACTGAGGAACCTGAAACCCGGTTCTCTCTTCAAACATAAAACTGTAAGCAGACTCCTGAACAAAATAATTCTGGATCCACTCTTCTTTCTTTTTCTTTTTAGCTGTTTTGAAATCTATGATAGAAAGCACGCCATTGTATTCAGCGACTAAGTCTACTTGGCCAGCTGCTCTTAGAAAATCACTATAAAGAAATCCTTCTACTGATCTAACAACTGTTACGTGTTCGTCCAAATGTTTCTTTATAGTGAGGAACATTTCTTTGTTAGAAGGCATTACCTTTTCTTCAGTTAACTCTCCAAGAATATAATCTTCACATAACTTATGTACGCTAGTTCCTCTTGCTGATGCCTGTGCTGTTATTTTATTTGCTGCAGTACTACCAACTCTAGCTCTCCACTCGCTTATTGCTTTAGCGTTCATCTGAGACGTTATAGTCGTGATAGAAGGGTAGTGAGAGCCGTCTGGTGTCTCATATACTCTTTTGCCGTTAACGTTCCGTCTAGGCAGTTTCTGAAGGTCTGAGAGCTGTAAATCGAACATCTATACGATTCCCATGGTAGCTTTTGTAATAATGTACTCTTTAACTAAAGGACTTCTTACAATGTCGCCTGTTTTAAATTCCATCTTAACAAAACTGTTCATGTTATTGATGACGCTCATAAATTGAGAGATGCCAGAAAGTTCTCTTGTGTTAGCTAGATCGCTTTGTCTATAATCACCACACAAGATACATCTAGTATTATCTCCTAGTCTTGTAATGACACTGTCAATCTCATGAAAGGTCATATTGTTTATCTCGTCGACAAGTACAATACAATTATCAAGAGTGGTTCCACGAACAAATGATGTCGGGACAAACTCAAGCATAAATTTGTTACTAAGGATTTCATAAGCATCTCCCCTATGAAATAATGAAGATGCAATTTGTTTGTAAGGCTGTTCATAAACTTCCATTTTCTGTTTGGCTGTGCCAGGCAAGAAACCAATATCCCTTGTAGGCACTGCACTTCTTACTACTACTAATTTTTTTGTAGTGGTTTTTGAGCACCTCTTCTAAAGCTAGTGCCATTCCAACATACGTTTTACCAGTACCAGCATAACCATGCATTAGCAGATGATGACCATCGTCCCATGCTCGGCAAGCTGCTGCCTGAGTATCTGTTTTTGGTTTGAAGTCAACTTTAAAGTTGGAGGTGTTTATAGAATTGTCTTTTTCTAAGACGTCTTGTTGGCGTAACATTCTACGCTGCTTTTTAGTTAGTCTATGTTCCACTGTTCATATCTTTCTGAAACTTCTTTTGCCACTTCTCTACAACTTGATTAACTTTTCCTTGCTTAGCTGTGGTAGCTTTAGCTCCTACCTCTCTTCCAAAAGGAGTATTAGGATTTTGTTCACCAATCTTTTGTAGTACTTCGTTAAACCCTTCATCGACTTTTCTCTGACCCATAACACCAGATACAATCATAGGAGCACCTATGACAGTTTCAAGCTGAGGATTCTTTTCTAAAAAAGTTTCTCTCTCAGCTATCTTCATCATCATATCAAAGGTCTCACCCGTCTCGGTGTCCTTGAAAGTGTATA